CCTTTGTGCTTCTCCCGCCAGATGTATTTCAGTGCGTTACCTTTGCAGTACCCCCGAAACTCTTCTTCGGTAAGCGCGGCCTTGATGGCCTCAATGCACTCGATACCGCCGGCTGTGTAGTGTGGCGGGTGATTTACCATGTCACTCATTCTCTTTTCTCCATTGGTTTATGTGCTCAATACTCCACAGGCAGGCATAGTTTTGACCAAGCTCCTGCACATCGTCGGCGAAGATTTTCTGCAACGGGGAGAGTTTGCCGCCTTTCTGTTTCAGTTCAACGAACCATGTCACGCCACCGGGTAAACAGGCCACCTGGTCACTTACGCCACGGCAGTTCATTGACTTGAACTTGTATGACCTGCCGCCCATTTTCGCNACGGTGTAGACGAAATGCTTTTCGATTTCGGACTCTTTCATCAGAATGGTTCTCCTACGGTTTTGAGGTCAACGATTTTCGGCATGTACCCTTCTTCAACCATATCACGCAGCTCCGATTTCGAGTATGCGCGTGATACGTCCGGTGCGGCGAATACCCGTTTCTTGGTTTCGTTCCTCGCAGATTTCAAACGGCCCATATCCACCCATCCGGCCTCTTCAAGAGCGTGGAAAAGCGCGCCCTGCGGAACCTTCACCCCATTCGGCGCTCCGGTTGACAGCCGTTCGCAGAGCGCACCGAAGGAAGACCCAATGACCCCGTTCTGGAACTCCCCGACGCGGGCGTTGATCATATCCACGAGGTATGTCTCGCTGATGCTCATGCCGCCTTCAATGAGGTTCTGCTTGAACTCGGTCTCAACCGGTGCGGCAGCGGGGTTGAACGCGGAGACATCCCGCTGGTACATCCATGCGGCAACAGCCTCGAACCCGCCGTTCTGGTACCATTCCCAGATGCGTTTACCCTCTTCGGGGCTCATTCTCGGATTGTTTGACCGGACGCAGAACCAGCGCCTGTCCTGTGACGCAAGGCTGATGGGTATGGGATCGTTCGAGAAGGCAAGCACGAACGCACGGTTCAGCGCCTGGTACGGGTGAAGGCCTTTACGGTTGACCACAAGGTACTCCGGTGGCGCGGCGATGATGGGCTTCAGTTCGTTGGCCAGCGCCCGGCGGTCGGCGGCATTCGGTTCCCGCAGTTCGTTGATGAGGATGATTTCGCTTTCGAGATGGTACCCCCACGCCGAACCGAGCGCCCGGTTGTCCATGAACCCGCGATTGCGAAGGTGAGGGCCGCATACTGCCCAGATGAACGGCGCCCACAGGGTGTCTTTGCCGCAGCCTTCTTTTCCGGCGTGCAGGATGGCGTGGTTGATTTTCTTTTCCGGGTGCTGGAGTTTGTACGCCATCATGTCGAATATATGTTCCCGCTCCTCATCCTCCGGCACCAGCACGCNGGCGTGGTCAAGCCACAGGTTGACTTCGGCGTCACTGACGACAACCTCACGGTTGACCTGAGGGCGGGCGTCTACCCACCGGTTGCCGAACAACTCACCGTTGCGGGCGATGATTTCAGACTCACCTGCTGCGTAGGTCAGCCCGACCAGTGCTTTTGCCCCCAGCCTCTGGCGGTTCTCGTCAAAGGTGATGCTCGCTTCTACCTTGCGTTGCGTATGGATGCTTTTGCATTCGATGTGGCGGTACAGTGCGTTGAATGTTCCCCGTGAAATCTCCCGCCGATGAAGCATGTCAAAATACGCCTCATCTTCAATGATGTACGCGAAACGAGTGTACCAGTCCGCCTTTGAGATACGGCCAAGCTCCTTCTGCTCAATCGATTCTATGATTTCGTCCGCTTCTCTGCCGAACATCTCGCTTGGCGTGAGTTTTGAGAGCGCGGTACTCATCATGTCGGATATAAGGTCTTCACGGATGCCGTGGGTATGCGCAGGGCCACCGTGTTCGGCAACCCAGTCGAGGAACACTTGGCTGGTGAGGTCTTCGCAGTGCCCGTGGTAACAGCAGAACGAACGGGTTGATGGCTGGTATCGGGCCATGACATCGTCTGGCGTGCTGTGGTTGTGATGGTTCGGGCAGACGACCCCGCACCACCCGTCGCTATTGGTGCGAGAAAGCACCATGCCCTGCTCGTTCAGCCACGCCAGCACATCGTCGCCTGCGCCGTCTATTTTTATTGGGCGGATGCTTTCGGTATCAGCCTCGCCCGGCGTGACGCCAAGAGCAGAACAGATGGCCTCAATCGTGAACTCCCGTTCGGGGTGGAACTCCACGATACGAGAGCGGAACCCGTTCTTGCCTGGTTTCAAATTGACCGAGCCAGGGAGCCTGAAGTTTCGCACCGCGTTGGTCGCACCAGGGTCGGTGAACCCCGCGTCGGCTATGGCTCGGATGGCAGCCGTAAACGAATGCTTCGTCGGCTGCTCGTTGAATGTATACCCCCACTGGAACGACCCTTCACTGGTCTCCATAATCCATGTTGGTTCAAGTGGAGGTGTCTTGGCTTTAGTGCCGATGTCGTCAAGCACCATGCAGAGCACATATTCACAATTCGCGGCTGAAGCCGAAAGTTTCTCTGTTAACCTGTCTTTTATGAACGATGCCGTGTTGCCGTAAATGGCCCAGTCGGCATTGATGCGATGCCCCGGCAGGTATGGAACCCATGTAGCCTTCATCGTTCCGTCTGCGTGTACTACCGGCGAACCGTCCTTCTGTACAATCTTCTGCCTTACGACCAGAGGTGTTTCCCCCTCCTCGGCGAGCCCGACGAGGTAATCAATAAATTCATGTGTTGTCATTTTGTGTACCGTTTGGCTGTTGAAACCTCGATTTCGAGGGGGAGTCCTTTTGCCCATGCAGGCGAAGTGGTCATAATGTTCTGCATATCCTGTTTCGCCTGCTCGACCTTGTCGTCTTCAACTTCAAGGACGATTTCATCATGCACATGCAGAACGATGTCATAATACAGGTCGTCAAGTTCGCGGAGCGCGTAGCGGAGTAGGTCATTTGCAGCGGCTTGGGTGAGGTTCTCGATGGCAAGCCCCGGCCAGAGGCGGGCGCGGGGCCATTCCTTCGCGCCAGAAGCGGGCTTGAAAGATGCCTTGGCATAAGATACACCGTCCTCATCCACTTTTGCAAACGGATAACATAAAACTCTTCCGCTCGGAAGTGAATACCAGAGATGCTGCCCGTCGAAGTAATAGGCCGTGCGGCACGCGGTTATTTCCTTGCCCGGCTGACGCATCGCGGTGGTGTACGCCCGTTCGAGCGCACGCCCGTGCATCTGCGCCCACGGGTTGGCTGTCCTCCAGCCGTTGATGGCGGAAGACACTTCAGCGTCTGACATCGTCAACTTGTACGCCCCGCAGAATTTGGCGAACGAACCCGCGCCCCCCATGTACCCGAGGGCGAGTTCCTGGATCTTGCCGACCTGCCGCTGGTCTTTTGTGACTTGCTCGTAGGTGATGCCGTAGGTCGCGGCGGCGTTGACCTTGTACGGGTCAAGCCCTTCACGGTACTGCTGAAGTTTGGCTTCGCCCTCGTCGGTGTCCGACAGCCACGGGTTGACCCTACCTTCAATGGCGGACCAGTCGGCGATGACGAGCGTCTTCCCCTCGCCCGCTGTCAGCGCAGGACGAAGCATGCTCTTCAACACCTCCGTCACAGCGGGCCGTACTTCGGTACAAGCTGATGCCCCCGCACGATGGCCTGCCGNACTGCTTCGGGGTCTTTGGCGCACTTGCGTGAGATGTTNTGCACCTGGAGCCCGTAGCTGGCCGCCCGTCCAGTTGCCGCGCCGCCCGCGAAGACAAACGCACCACGCACCCGGTGGTCTTCCGAGTCGGCAAGCGCAACCATCCGCGTGAACTTGGCAACGCTCGATGCCCACAGGTCGTCGGCGCACTGCACGACATCGGCGACATCGGCGGGGACTTCGTCGGGGTTCTCGTCGGCAAGCTCCAGAAGGTTCGCCCGTACGGTCTTGTCAATAGAGACCTTCTTCTCGCCGTCTGCGTAACTCTCCATCAGCTTCCGGCCTTCCGTACCAACCCTGTCATATACCCACTGGCACATCATACGCGAGCGTACGGAGGTTATCTCACCTTCGGTGATGTCTTCAACCAATCGCTCAATATCTTTCCGCTCCGTCTCCGCATACGCCACCGCCGCTTCGCAGAGCGGGGTATCCACCAACACACCGAGGTCGTTAATGCGCTCGTTGACATGGTAATCGTAGAGTTCCTCTTCCGAGAGGTCACGCATCGCCTTGCTCGCCTCCCGCATGACTTCAACATCCTGCCGGCAGTAGGCAATCATCTCATCCATCAGCTTCGGGTCCTCGTTGAATGACCCGTCGGGGCGGGGAATGGAAAGCCAGCGGATGAGCTGCGCTCCACGGTAATCCTTCTGCATACCGAGGCCCGCGAACCTGCCGAGGTCGCCAAGCCCGCCCGGCATACAGTTCGCCCGTGCCTGCGTGGCCGTGCAGTAGAACTGCTCAAGCTGGAAGTCGCA